GCGTCATTTCAATGATGTCGCCAACCGATATGTCGTCAATAGGTTGCATCTTCATTGCGTAATGTACGGAATCATTCGTTGTTGTTGTGTAGTACATAGGCAAAAAATTGTTTTCCACAATATAACAAAAAATTGTTAATTATTTCCAGCTGATTCACAATCCGTCCAAAACACATTGATGATTTCCCCTTGCAAAAGGATTCGGATCACATATCCATCGCCAGTTTCCGCAATCCACGGCGTGAATCCGTGTTCAAATAACGCCAACCCCAAACGCCGGGCATCTTCCATTTTCATCATAACATTCTAATTCCTTGTGTTTCATATGTCGATGTGCCCGTCACATCCTTGTTTTCCATCGTCATCATCTCACCCAATGCCATAATCATTGCAATGATGCCGTCAATTTTATCGCCCGCCTTCGCCTTGCTGAATTTGATGTTTTCCGCATCGTCCTTTTTTGTCACGACATTCGCCACCATCCAACGCAACATCCCATGGCCGCCGTGATGCAACAATCGTTTCTTCACCAACACTTCGGCATTTTTTATCGGTGCGGTCATTGATATGAACCCTTGACCGAACGGGTCCATTTCCAATCCTTTGTCGGTTAATTGCTGGACCAATGAATTCGAATTCCAACGGTCAAACGCAATGGATATGATGTCGAACATTTCCGCACATTCTAAAATCGTTTTTTGGATGACATTGTAATCCGTGGAATTCCCTTCAGTTACCATCAATTCTTTGTTAGCGACGAATGTGTCGTATGATCCGCCCGTTTGATTCCGACGGCGTTCAACGGCGGCTTCGGAAACGAACAATTTCGGAATCACCTTGATACTATCATCGTCCATCGGGAACACCAACACGAATGCGGTGACATCTTCGGTGGCCGCCAAATCCAATCCCGCGTAACACTTGCGGCCGCGTAATTCTTCCAAATCAATCGTTCCGCTGGATTGCATCCATTCCTCATCAGTAATCCACCCCGATAATGAATTCACCCATTGGTTCAAATGCAACTGGCGGAACGCGATTTCCGCCGACGGCAACGATTTGGCTTCTTTCGCCATCTTTTCAAAATATTCGGGCTTGATTGAAATTCCGAAATTTGGGTTGGCCTTTTGCCATACTTCCGGATCGTGGATGTCGTCGGTCGGGTCCGCTTCATATATCAACGGCAAAAATGTGTCGTCATCGACAACGCCTTCGCGAACCTTTTTTCCGTAATCATATAACTCATAGCAAATGGAATTCGGATCGAACACACCCGCCGTGGTGATGGCAATCATCAATGGTTGTGAACGCGCACCCATCGATGTGGCCATCACATCCCACAATTCACGATTCTTCGCCGTGTGCAATTCATCGTAAATGACACAACTGGCATTGGCACCGTGCAACAACCCCGCTTCCGCGGCGACCGCCTTCAAAAATGAATTGGTTCCCTTCTTCACAATGGAATTTTGGAACACGTTGCATTCGCGCGATAATATCGCGGAATTCCGAATCATTTGTTTGGCCACATCAAACACGATTTTTGCTTGGTCGCGTGACGATGCACAACAATATATTTCCGCGCCGGGTTCCTTATCAACGAACAACACGGCCAATGCAATGGCGGCGGAAAGGTTCGATTTCCCATTCTTTCGCGGAATCTGCACATACGATGTGCGGTATTGTCGCAAACCGCCGTCGTTCATTGTCCCGAATAGATCGTGGATGTACTGGCGTTGCCATTCCTCCAAAAGGAACGGTTTTCCAGCCAAATCACCTTTCACGTGTGTACAAACGCGCTCAATAAAATTGATGATTTTGTTTGATTTTGTTTCGTCGTGGTGCATTAGAACAATGATGTTTGGTTGCTCTTTTCTTCTTGGTCGCTCAATCTTTGCATTGCAACGGCGTGATATTTTTCATCTATTTCAAAACCGATGAATTCGCGGTTTTCTTTTTTAGCCATTGCGCATTCGGTTCCGCTTCCAGCGAATGGAACCAACACGAAATCACCCGGACGCGAACAAGTCAACAACAATGCACGCGTCAATTTTTCGGGTTTCCTTGTGGGGTGCTTGTATTCCGTATGCATTGCGGATTCGTTATTGAATCGCATGACCTCATTAAGGTTCAAAAAGTTATCAAAAGGACGGCGCAAATCTTCATATTCACGGCGCAAATCTTCATATTCACGGCGCAAATCTTCATATTCACGGAATGAATCCCATTCGTTGATTTTGAATTTCTGAATCAATTCGTTGAATGTTTCCAATGTTGGCAAATCCCATTGGGTAGATTTCCAATAAAAAGCGTGTTCCGCCCTACGATGTCCGAATGTGTCGTTTATTTTTTTAAGAGACAAACCAATAAAGGACTGCATTTCCTTGAAATGATTCCGTAAGGTTTGGAAATTATTGACGTCCAATTTTATGCGCTCCAATCCCGTTTGGTTCACTTCATTTGAATACATCAAAATGCGTTCGGTACACGGCGCAAATGAACGCAGTCCGTCGGACTTATTCAATCCCATGAAATTTTCGCCTTTGTGCCAAATCAAGTGGTTGACTAAATTGAAATATTTGTCAAAAATGATTTGAGCATATGCAATGCGTTTGTCGTCACCATACCAAAACAAGGTGCCGTTTTCCGCCAACAATCTTTTGCATTCAATCGCCCATTTTTCGACGTCCTTCAAATAGTCGTCAAACGAATCCCACACGAAATCAAAATCGCCACGGACTTCAAAATATGGCGGGTCGGCAATGATTAGATTCACCGAACCATCGGGCAAATCGTTCGTCATCCAATCGGCGTGGTGTATTGTGTTTTTCTCCATCATTCCAAAAGGTCATCCAATGTTTCAATTTTTTCTTCCACGCTAATTTTCGCGCGTGATGATGCCGTCAATCCAAATTGAACCATCATCTTTTCCACCTTCGTCCACGCTTGATTCATCATCAACACTTCGGGGCGTGGTCGCCACATCGTGTCGCCTTGCGCCGTGGTGGTGGCGTATGTTGGACCGTGCTCTTTGATGACATTGCGGTGGACTTGGTAATCTTCCCACGCGTCCGCCAACATTTGCAATGCCATCCCGTCGACCTCTGCAACGACACCCATGTCGTCCAACTTCTTCACCAGCCAATCGAACGTTTCGTTTGCTGACTGAATCGTTGGGGCGGATGGGGTTCCGGTGACTTCCAAACGGTCTTTGTGTCGGCTGGCATCAAATGTGCCTTGCGCCTTCAACAATGCGGTTGGTTTTGGTTTTCTTCCTTTGCTCATAATGCGTCAAATATTGAAATTTGATTTTGTGCAACGTGATGCCAATTATCTGCGTTAAATTTTATCACATCCGTTGAATCGACTGTTGTTGGGCCGCAATATTCCGTTGAATAAAACATTTTTGATGATTTCATTCCCCACATATTCCCATCATTTAATTTTTTGATTTGGTTTTCATCAAATGATTTTCTTGATTGTGATGTTTCTTTCCAAATCGTTTTTGATATACATAATTTATGACCCAAACCGGGATTGGATGTTTTGATATACATTTTCATCCCTTCGGTTTTGTATAACGATGAAATGTAATTCAAAAATCGGAATCCAACGCCCAAACCTTGGAAATCTGGTAACACAACTAATCGCGACACACGAAATGCATTTTTCAATGATCCGTGTGGAAATGGTAAAATACCAATGAATGCAACTGGTTTTCCATTCCACGTTGCGCAAAAACATTTCGCAGCTTTGTTCAATTCGTGTGTCAAATAGTGATGTTGTTTGAATATGTTCCAAGTTTCATATCTGCATCGAAATACCTCCAATTGAATTGAAGGTCGCCTAAGACATTCCCGCGTTTCAATGCGGGCTTTGATGGGTGAATATATCCAATCGGGTTGCAACCAATCCATAATATCAAAATGACACGATGCTAAAATTATCCGTTTGTTTGTTCGTGAAATGTATCGTCGAATTGAATTTGACATTGCTTTTGCAACATCACGATCAACAACGGATGTAAATTCATCGACCAAAACAATATCGTTTTGTTCAGCTTGCCCAATCAAATACGCCATTCTCGCACGGTCTTGTTCGCCATTTGATAATGTATGGAACGGACGCAACCATGACGGAACTGATGCTAATCCCATCGACGACAAAATGTTTGCCGCGTTTTCGGGTGTGGTGAAATCAAAATTTGAAATCAATGGTTTTTCCGAATCAAATGTTGGTGTAATGATTTCACCAAACGTTCGCAACAATGTTGATTTGCCCGTTCCACTTCCGCCATAAATAACGCCAATATTCCATTGATTAGGTAAACGCAAATTATTTTTGATTGCGGTGATTGTTTCATCCGTGTTTTGGATGTCATATGCTTCGGCAACGTAATCAACGTATTCGTCGCGATTGATTTTGTTTTTTAAAATTATATCCATTGTTGTGTGTGTTAAAAATTTAACAAATTGTTTCGTATTTCACGTTTTCAAAATTGCGGCCGTGTGAACTTGAC